ATGGCCGAGAACCTGGACAACACCATCCGCAAGAACGCCGCTGGTCCCAAGCGGGCCGCGGGCGATTCCGGCTCGGTCGAACAGCACAGCCTCACCGAGCAGATCGAGGCGGACCGGTATCTGGCCTCGAAGGAGGCCGCGAAGTCCAAGGGCCTCGGCATCCGCGTAACCAAGCTCGTTCCGCCGGGGGCGTCCTGATGATCGCGACCGCGACCAAGAGACCGATTACCCTGAGCCGCCTGCGGGCAGTGCCCCTCAGGCGAGTGCGGGGACGGTTCGACTCGGCCGCAACGACCGAGGACAACCGCCGCCACTGGGCCAACGCCGACGCACTCTCGGCCGACGCCGCCGCATCCCCGGCCGTCCGGCGGACGCTCCGCAACCGGGCCCGCTACGAGGTGGCCAACAACTCTTACGCCCGCGGCATCGTACTCACACTTGCCAACGACACTATCGGCACGGGCCCGCGCCTCCAGATGCTCACCTCAAGCGACGAGGCGAACGACGAGATCGAGCACGAGTTCGACCGCTGGGCCCACGAGATCGCCCTGGCCGAGAAGCTCCGCACCATGCGGATGGCCCGGGCGCAGGACGGCGAAGCCTTCGCCATCCTTGTCAACAACCCCGTCCTCGACCATCCGGTCAAGCTCGACCTGCGGCTCATCGAGGCCGACCTGGTGGCTTCGCCCGCCTTCGGCGGGCAGGCTGACAGACTGTTAGACCGTTCGACTGTTAGACGCCGCGATCTGGCCAGCCCCAACAGCCTGACAGTCCAACAGCCCAACAGCCTGGTCGATGGCATCGTCCTGGACGCCTACGGCAACCCGGTCGCCTACCACGTCCTGAAACACCATCCCGGCAACGGCACATGGGGCTTGAGCGATGAGTATCGCACGGTCCCCGCCTCGCACGTGATCCATGTCTTTCGCCAGGACCGGCCGGGCCAGCACCGGGGCATCCCGGAGATCACGCCCGCGCTGCCGCTGTTCGCGCAGCTTCGGCGGTTCACGTTGGCGGTTCTGGGCGCTGCCGAGGCGGCGGCCGACTTTGCGGGCATCCTCTACACCGACGCCCCGGCCAACGGCGAGGCCGAGCAGGTCGAGCCGATGGATCTCGTGGAGCTCGAGCGGAACATGCTCCTGACCATGCCGGGCGGCTGGAAGATGTCGCAGGTCGAGCCGATGCAACCGGCGACGACCTACGCCGAGTTCAAGAAGGAGATTCTCAACGAGATCGCCCGCTGCTTGAACATGCCCTACAACGTCGCGGCGGGAAATTCGTCGGGCTACAACTACGCCTCCGGCCGCCTCGACCACCAGACCTACTACAAGTCCATCCGCGTGGACCAGGCCTTCATGGCCGAGAAGGTCCTCGACCGCGTGCTGGCCGCGTGGCTGTGGGAGTACGCCCTGGAGGCCGGGGGACCGGTCAGCGGGCGGATGTTGCCCGACCACCAATGGTTCTGGGACGGGATGGAGCACGTGGACCCGGCCAAGGAGGCATCGGCCCAGGAGACGCGGCTCAAGAACCACACCACCACGCTGGCCCACGAGTACGCCCGGCAGGGCAAGGACTGGGAAGCGGAACTGCGCCAGCGCGCCCGCGAACGGAACCTGATGCGCGAACTGGGCCTGCCCGAGCCGAGCGCCAAGCCCGCGATGGGCTTGCCCGCTCCTGAGGCGAACGACGAGTCCCCCGACGACATCGAGGAGGCGGCGCATGCCCTATCCCACTGAACATGCCGCGCGCCTGAAGGACCCGTCGCGCTACGAGCGGTTCCGCCGGGAGAACGACGCCTTCGGCCCCGGCATCCACGCGGTCTGGGGCATCACCGCCGATGGGCACGCGGAACTCCAGGCCATCCGCTTCGAGGCGGCCAAGTTCAGCGTCGCCGAGGCCAAGGCGTGGCTCAAGGAACACGGCCACAAGCCCATCCTCTTCGAGCCCGCTAGCGAGAAGGCCGAGGGACGGGAGGCTTCAGACTTCAGTCCTCAGGCTTCAGGTACGGCGGATGTTTCTGAAGTCTGTAGCCTGAAGCCTGAAGTCTTTCTGGTCGAGGCTGCAAGCGGCGAGGGGCCGACCGGCCTGCCTGCCGCGACGGTCACGGCGCAGGCAGGCCGCATCCGCGTGATGGGCGTGGCCTACTCGGGCGGCAAGATGCGCCTGCCCGGATGGCGGCACCCGGTGGTGGTGGATTTGGCGGGCCTGGAGGTTCCCGACGCCGTGCCGCTGCTGACGAACCACGAGAACCGCACGGGCGCTCGGGTCGGGATGGTAAAGGCCCGTGTGGACGTCGACACGCTGGTCGTCGAGGGCGAGATTCTCTCCTCCAGCGGCCAGGCCAGGGGCATCGTCGAGCAGGCCCGGGCCGGGGCGGAGTGGCAACTATCCATCGGGGCGGAGGTGCTGGAGTGGGACTTGGTGCGTTCGCGCCGGAGCGTCAACGGCCAGGAGCACGAGGGGCCGTTCTACCACGTGAAGAAGTCGGTCTTGCGGGAGGTGTCGGTCGTCGCCGTGGGCGCGGACGCCTCGACGAGGATGAAGCTCGCGGCAACGTTCCATCTGCTTGTCCCGCCGGGACAGGCCAACATGCAGGGAGGCAATAACATGGACTTCCAGAAGCGGCTTGAGCAGTACGGCATCGACGCCGCCGCGCTGGACGAGGAGAAGACCGCCAAGCTCAAGGCGGCGTTCGAGGCCGGCGAGGAACCGCCGGACTTCGAGCACGAGGACAAGGACAAGAAACCTGCGGCGAACCCGCAGCCCGCGGTGAAGGCGACCACTTCGCAGGACGCGGTGGTGCAGGCCGCGGCGAATGCCCGCGAGGAGGCGGCCAGCGCCGTTCGCACCGAGCGCGAGCGAGTGGCCGCCATCCAGGAGGTCTGCGCGGGCGAGTTCCCGCGCATCGAGCGGGACGCCATCCGCCTGGGTTGGACGGTGGAGGAGACCAGCCAGAAGGTCCTCAAGGCCATGCGGGAGAGCCGCCCGCAGGCGGACGTGCATATCGCCGTCCGCGGCGGCAATCGGTCGTGCGACGCTCTCACGCTCGAGGCGGCGTGCGTCCTGACGGCCAAACTCGCCGAACCGGAGAAGCACTACCACGAGGAGGTCTTGGAGCAGGCCGAGCGGCGGTTCCGGGGCGGCATCGGCCTCCAGGAACTCTTCCTCGAGGCCGCGTGGGCCAACGGCTACCCCGAGCGGTCCTTCCGCGACAGCCGGGAGGCGCTGCGCTACGCCTTCGGGCGGCAGGTCCAGGCCGCGGGGTTCTCGACGGTGGACATCGGCGGCATCCTCTCCAACGTCGCCAACAAGTTCCTGCTGGAGGGCTTCTTCAGCGTCGAGCGGACGTGGCGGAACATCTGCGCCGTCCGCAACGTGCCGGACTTCAAGACCGTCACGAGTTACCGCCTCATCGGGAAGGACCAGTACGAGATCGTGGCCCCAGGCGGGGAACTCAAGCACGGGACGCTCGGCAACGAGTCCTACACCAACAAGGCCGACACCTACGGTCTTGTGCTCTCCATCGACCGGCGGGACATCATCAACGACGATCTTGGAGCGATCACGCTGGTGCCCCGCAAGCTCGGGCGCGGCTCGGGCCTGAAGATCAACGACGTGTTCTGGACGGCGTTCCTGAACAACGCCGCCTTCTTCACCGCTGGCAACAAGAACTACCTGAGCGGGGCGGACACGGTCCTGTCCATCGACGGCCTGACGAAGGCCGAGGTGGCCTTCATGGACCAGGTGGACTCCGACGGCAAGCCCATCGGGGTGATGCCGGCGGTGCTCCTCGTGCCGACGGCCCTCTCGGCCATGGGCACGCAGCTCTACAAGAGCCTGGAGATTCGGGACACGACCTCCAGCACCAAGTACCCCATCGCCAACCCGCACGTCGGCAAGTTCCGAGTGGAGGTCAGTCGCTACCTGGCCAACTCTGCCTACGCCGGCTCCAGCGCCAAGGCGTGGTACTTGCTGGCCGACCCGGCGGACCTGCCGGTCATCGAGGTGGCGTTCCTCAACGGCCAGGAGTCGCCGGTGATCGAGACGGCGGAGGCGGACTTCAACGTGCTCGGCGTGCGGATGCGCGGCTATCACGACTTCGGCGTGGCCCTGCAAGACCCGCGCGGCGGGCTCAAGAGCAAGGGCGAAGCGTAAGCGGAGGATGAATCAATGGCGACCTTTGTGCATGACGGCGAGGCAATCGACTACACCCCGACGGCGGATGTCGCGGCCGGGGCGGTCGTGGTCCAGGGTGAGCTGGTCGGCGTGGCCAAGCAGCCCATCGCGGCGAACAAGCTCGGGGCGCTGGTGGTCGCGGGGGTCTTCGACTTCCCCAAGGCCACCGGCTCTGGGATCACGGCCGGAGCGCTGTGCTACTGGGACGCGACCAACCAGCGGGCGACGACCACAGCGACGGGCAACAAGCTCATCGGCAAGTGCGTCCTCGCAGCAGCCAGTGCTGATACGACCGTCCGGGTTCGGATGAGCCAGTGAGATGGGCTGTTTGGCTGTCCGACTGTTGGGTTGTTCGGGATCGGCGGCCAACAGCCCAAAGGCCTACAGCCCAACAGTCTGCGAGCGACGAAGGAGCGAGCACGTGGGTGACCTGTTGAGGCAAGGAAGCCAATGGCTGGAGCAGCAGCGCTCGGCGCACTGCTCCAGCCAGGTCACCTATCGCCGGGGCGGCCAGGAACAGGCGCTCAGCGCGACGTTCGGGCGGACGCAGTACGAGGTCCAGGACGACTTCGGACTGGTGGTCGCGGCGCAGGTGACGGACTTCCTGGTGGCCGCGGTGGACTTCGCCCCCGTCTTCGGCGAGCCGCAGGCGGGCGACCAGGTCGTCGCCGACGGCGTGGTCCACGAGGTGATGAGCCTGGCAAGTGAGGGGCATTGGCGGTGGAGCGACCCGTACCGCACGACGATGCGGATTCACACGAAGGAAGTGGGCGCGGCCCCGTAGGGATGTGCCACATGAGCGAGTGCGCAGGACAGTACGAGCGGGTGCCTGCCTGTCCGGCAGACAGGTGCAAGGGCGAGTTCGCGGCCATCCACGCCAAGCTCGACCGCTTGGACGAGGCGATTCGCGGCAACTCCAAGCCCGGCATCCAGCTCCGCCTGGACCGGCTGGAAGCGGCCGAGGCCGTGCGGTCGCGGCTCTTGTGGATCATCGCCGGGTCGGTCGTGTCGCTGGCCGTCGCGGCGGTGTGGAAGTTGGTGATTGGAGGCTGACGTGGCCAAGCGCTGGATCAACTCGATGGACGTGGAGGTCAGCCCCAGCGGCGCGCCGCAGTTCGACATCGCCGGGTGCACGTCCTTCGCGGGCGGCACCAAGACCGTCCCGTCGGCCGCCGCGCCGGAGAAACTCGTGGCCGCATCGACCCCGTGCCGGTTCGTCTGGGTCGGCGCTCGCGTGGACAACTACGGCAACCCGCTGAACGGCTACCCGTGCTTCATCGGCGACTCAGGCAACCAGAACATCCCCGTAATGCCCAGCAACTACGAGGGCCTGGTCATCCGCATCGACGACGCCAGCAAGGTCTACGTTCGCGTCGTCAGCGGCGGCAACGGCGTGGCGTACCGAATCTTCGCGTGAGGCAGCGATGGCGACCATCTGGTCCGCACAATCCGGCTACTGGGACGCCCCCGACACCTGGCAAGGCGGCGTCGTGCCGAACCTCTCGGTCGATGACGTGGTCATCGCCGCCTACCACACCGTCACTGCGGACGGGTCTTACCTTACGCTTGCCGGCGGGCGGACCATTACCGTCGAAGGCTACGGGGTGCTCGAACTCGGGACGCAGCTGACGGTCGAGAGCGGCGCGTCGGTCTACGTCCAGGGCGGCCTGTACGTCTACGCCTATGCCGAGGTGCGGGGCTACCTCCAAGTGGACGCCGGCGGGTGGCTGGACGACTTCGGCGGGGTTGCGATCCTCTACGGCGGCTTGGTCGATGCGGGCGGATCGGTCTATGTCGGACCCTACGCCTACTTCGACGTGGTGTACGGCTCCAGCCTGTACATCTACGGCTGGTTCTACCAGGACTGGAACGCCTACACCTACCTGTACCAGGGGGCGTATGTCTCCGTGGAATACAGCGGATCGGCGTACTTCGACGGTTACCTGAACGTCGAGGATTACAGCACGCTGCGCATCTACGGCAACGCTGACTTCTACTACGGCAGCGGCGTCGATGTCCGGTACGGAGGCGAACTGTATATCGAGTCGGGCGGAAGCCTGACGGTCCGCAACTACCTCAACCTGATTGATTCGGGCAACCTGTACGTCCAGGGCGACCTGACGCTCGACGGCTACTTGTACGTCTACGGCGGCTCGCAGGTCTACGTCGAGTACGCAGGTGTGCTCACGGTCAACGGCTACATGAGCGTGGAGTACTACTCCAACTTGGTCGCGTACTACGGCGGCAGGGTGAACGTGGGCCGCTGGGGCAGCCTGGAGGCCTACTACTACGGCTCGATCTACTTCGACTACCAGAGCCGGTCCGACCTGTTCGGCTACTTCCGGCTGTACTACGACGCCTACCTGTACCTGGGTTGGGACGCCGTCGTCCGCGTCTACCGCGGGATGGACATCTCCGGCCGGATGGACAGCGTCGGCGGGAAGATCGTCATGCTCCGCCGCGAGGGACGGATCAACGACGCTGACGGGGAATCACTTTTTGTGTTCGACCAGGCCTACGGCCACGGCCTGACCCTGGTCGCGTAGGAGAGCATCGCATGGCAGAGGCAAGACGACAGATGGAACTGACTGCCGCCGAGCAGGCGGTGGTGGAACGGATGCGGATGACGCCGGAAGAGCGTCAGGCCGAAGCCGAGGCCCGCCGCCAGGAGCGGATGGCGGCGCTCACGCCCGAGCAGAAGCAGTTTCTGGAAGAGCGCGAGGCCCGGATCGCGGCCATGACCGCGCCCGAACGCCGGGCGTACCTGGCCGGGCAGCGTTTGGCGGGGGTCGCCCGGGCGATGCGCCGGGACGCCGGCAAGGGCATCAGCCTGGCCGACACCCTGGCGGTCGTCGAGCCGGTCAACCAGGCCGACGTGGACTGGCTGGTCGGAGAAGTCAAGAAGGTGAGCTGACGCATGGCGCTGATCGCAAACATCGCGGAAGCAGTGGTGACGGCCCTGAACGGCCACACGTTCAGTCACCCATTCACCGCCCAGCGGGCGTACAGGCCCGTCTTCGACCTGAAGGAGATGACGAACCTTCACGTGACGGTCGTGCCCAAGGGCGTGGAACTGACGACTGCAGGACGTGGGCTCGCGCAGAGCGACGTGCAGATCGACATCGGTGTCCAGAAGAAGCTTGCCTCCGCCGACAACGCGGAAATCGACCCTCTTCTGGGCCTCGTGCAGGAGATCGCCGAGTTCGTGCGGAGCACGGGGCGGTTTGGCGACGCGGTATGGGTCAAGATCGAGAACACGCCCATCTACTCCCAGGAGCACCTGGGCGAACTGCGGCAGTTTACGAGCGTCCTGACGCTGACCTTGAGGGTGATGACGGCATGATCGGGATGGTGACCAAGCAGATGTTTTTCGACCGCAAGGCGGTCACGAGCCGGGTGGACAAGGCCGCGCGGAGGGTGCTATCGAAGTTCGGCGCGTTCGTGCGGACGGGCGCGAAGCACAGCATCCGCAAGCGAAAGGCGGTGTCTGAGCCGGGCAGCCCGCCTTCGAGCCACGTGGGCCTGCTGAGGAAGCTCATCTACTTCGGCTACGACCCGTCGCGGAAGAGCGTGGTCATCGGCCCGACGCCGCTGCACGGCACAGCCGAGGCCCCGCCGCTCCTGGAGTATGGCGGCAAGGCGCGGAGGCACGGGCGCAAGGGCAAGCCCGTGATGGCCGTCTACAAGGCTCGGCCATTCATGGGACCGGCATTCGAGCTCGAGAAGCCGAAGCTCCCGGCGATGTGGGCGAACAGCGTGAAAGCATAGGAGGCCACGGACATGGCGACGTTCATTCTGGGCAAGGACGCGAAACTCTATCACGGCGCGGCCGGCAGCACGCCCTCGACCGAGATGTCCAACGTGCGGGACGTGACGCTGACGCTGGAGGCGGGCGAAGCGGATGTGACCACGCGGGCCAACTCCGGCTGGCGTGCGACCGCCCCCACGCTCCGCGAGTGCACCTGCGAGTTCGAGATGGTCTGGGACCCGGCGGACGCAGGATTCACGGCCATCAAGAACGCCTTTCTGGCGTCGGGGCTGATCGCGCTCAAGATTCTGGACAAGGCCGGCGGCCAGGGGCCTGACGGCGACTTTGCGATCACGTCATTCAGCCGCAACGAGGCCCTGGAGGAGGCCATCACCGTCAGCGTGACGGCGAAGCTGGCCGTGTTCCGAAGCTGGATCGAGGGGACCTGACATGAAGACCTTCACCGATAGTGCCGGGCGGACCTGGACGCTGGCGCTCACCATCGACGCGGCCAAGCGCGTCAAGTCCCTCTTGGACGTGAACCTGCTGGAACTGGAGGCGGGCGACCCGCCGCTGCTCACCCGGCTCGGCACGGACGTCATCCTCCTATGCGACGTCATTTTCGCCCTCGTCAAGCCGCAGGCCGACGCCGCGGGAGTGAGCGACCAGGAGTTCGCCGCGGCGCTCGGCGGCGACGTGGTCCTGGCGGCGCAGACGGCCTTCTACGAGGAACTCGTCGATTTTTTCCGCAAGCTGGGCCGGGGCGACCTGGCCAAGGCCGTGGACGCCCAGCGGCGGATGATCGACCTAGCGGTCGCGCGGATCGAGACGCGGCTGGGCAAGCTGGACCTGGAGGCGGCCGTCGAGACGACCCTTGGCGAACCGTCTACGAGCTCGCCGCCGTCGTCGGCATCGACCCCGGCCCGCTGACGCTGCGCGAACTGTTGTGGATGGCCGAGGCCCGGGGCCGGGACAACTGGGCGCACACGTCGGCGATCCTGGCCCTGATCGCCAACGTGAACCGCGACCCGAAGAAGACCAGGGCGTACAAGCCCAGCGACTTCGACCCGTACGCGACCAGGGAGAAGCGCGACGAGGCGATTGAAGTGACGGACATGGCGGTCCTGAAGGACGCCTTCCTGCCTGCGTCCGCAGGACAGGCAGGCACCAGACCCAAGGAAGGAAGGTGACGCGATGAGGAAGTTGGCAATCTGCATTGGGGTGCTGGCTGTGCTCTGCTTGACCGGCTGCGGGAACGTGTATCTGCGGGGCGAGGCGCTGACGGCCGCCGAGACCTCCACGATGGACGCCTACCAGGCTGTCCAGAGGTGTGAACCCGAGCGAGAGCCGGACTGCCCGGCGTGGCTGCGGGCGTACCTCCAGGAGAACTTCAAGCAGTGGCGGTTCTTCGTGCGGAGCGCCCGCAAGGATGAGGTCTGGGGGCCGAAGCTGGAGGGTGAGCAGCCATGAGCGACCTGAACGAACGTGTGAGTGCGCTCCTGGCCAAGGTGCCCGAGGAGCAGCGACAGGCCGCAACGGCACTCTTGGCCGAGTACGGGCCGAGGCTCTTCGACCTGGCGCAGGAGGACGCCTGGCAGTACCTGCGGCGGCTGATGGCCGGCGACATCGAGGCGGTGGCGGAACTGGACTCGAAGCTGTCGAACGAGGAGTTCGTGGCCAAGGTCAAGGCCAACACCGCGCGATGGGAGACGGTCGCCCGCTACAACAAGGTCCGCGAGGACCTAAAGAATGAACTTCTGCTTCGCATCGCGCCGGTCGTCGCCTCGATCCTCGCGGCCCTGGTGGGCCTTTAGCAAGCGCGACAAGGAGGTCGGTATGAACAAGGTCAGGGAATTCCTCAAGGGCAAGAAGGCCTACATCACCGCCGCCATCGGTCTTGCGGGCGCGGTGATCGCCTGGGCCGACGGGCAGATCGACACGGTGGCTCTGCTCGCAGCGGCATGGGCCGCGGCGCAGGCTGTCTTTATTCGGGCCGGCATCGCCAACGAGGTCGCCAAAACACGCGCCAGCGAGTAGGTGCGCCATGGTCGACGTTGGTCTGGTCAGCCCCAAGGACGCCCGCGCCCTGTGCCTGCGGTGGCACTACAGCAACATCTTTCCGCCGCACTGCATGGTGCACCTGGGCTTCCACGACGAGCACGGCCTGGCGGGCGTGGCCATCTGGGGCTGGGGCACGAGGCCCAGGCACACCATCCGGCGGCTTTTCCCGTCGCTCGACACGCCCGACTACTGGGAACTGTGCCGCCTGTGCTGCCGGGACGACCTGCCCCGCAACACCGAGAGCCAGCTCCTGGCCGCCTGTGCCCGCTGGTTCCGCGAGCACCAGCCGGAGAAGGCGCTGCTCTTCACGTGGGCCGACGGCATCCGGGGCAAGCCGGGATACGTCTATCAGGCCGCGGGGTGGCGCTACGGCGGGTTCATCACCACGGAGATTTACCTCACGGCCGACGGCGAGCCGGTGCATCCGCGCTTCATGATTACCCGGTTCGGCACGCGCCGCCGCGAGGTCTGGACGGGCCTGGGGCTTCGCAAGGTCTGGGGACGCCAGTTCCGCTACGTTAAGTTCCTCTGCGGGCACGCCCGCCGCAAACGGCTGCTTCGGGAAAGCCCGGTCAAGTGGGTGCGGCGGTATCCGAAACGGGCGGACCTGGCGTGGGCGATTGACGCGGGCGAGGGGTCAAGAGCGACCCGCGATCCTCCCAGGATCGAGAGGACGGGGCGGTTCCGTCAGCCCGCTCTGATAGCGCCCCGGCCGCTGCTCTTCGAGACGGCGGCCGGTTGGTCACCTGCCTGCGCCGAGGTTACGGCAGGCAGGTAGGAGTCGATTGAATGCCGCAGGCAGGGGCAATCCGGGCCGGTCGGGCGTTCGTCGAGCTGTTCGCCGACGACTCGAAGCTCGTGCGCGGGCTGAAGCGCGCCCAGGCCAAGCTCAAGGCCTTCGGCGAGAGCGTCCGCAACATGGGCCTCAAGCTCGTGGGGCTCGGCTCGGCCGTCGTCGCGCCGCTGGCGGCCTCCAGCAAGGTCTTCGCGAGCACCGGCGACGCGCTGGCCAAGATGAGCGCCCGGACGGGCTTCTCCGTCGAGACGCTGTCGGAACTGGGCTTCGCCGCCGATCTGTCCGGCGCGGACATGGAGACCCTGGAACTGGGCATCCGCAAGATGCAGCGGACGCTGGTGGACGCCGCCACCGGCTCGGCCAGCGCCCAGGAGGCCCTGTCGCTGCTGGGGCTGACCGTGGCGGACCTGGCGGGCCTCTCGCCGGAGCAGCAGTTCAAGCTCATCGCCGACCGGCTGGCGCGAATCGAGGACCCGACGACAAGAGCCGCCGCGGCGATGGAACTCTTCGGCCGAAGCGGCACGCAGCTTCTGCCCATGCTCTCCGGCGGCGCGGCGGGAATCGAACAGCTTCAGGAGCAGGCCCGCAAGCTCGGCCTGACCATCTCCACCGAGGACGCCAAGGCGGCCGAGCGGTTCACCGACACGCTCTCCATCATGTGGAAGGTGCTCAAGCAAGGCGTCTTCACCTTCGGTTCGGCGCTGGTTCCGGTCCTGTCGCAGCTTGCCCAATGGGTCACGAAGGTTGCTGTCTCTGCGGGCGAGTGGATCAAGCGGAACAAGGAAGTGGTGGTCACGGTGCTCCAGGTGGCCGTGGGCGTCGTGGCGGCGGGCGTGGCGCTGGTAACGCTGGGCTACGCGATCATGGGCCTGGCCAAGTTCATGGGCATCCTGGCCGTGGCCGTCACCGCCGTGGGCACGGCCCTCAAACTCCTCGGCGCGGTGCTGGCATTCCTGGTGTCGCCCATCGGATTGGTCATCACGGCCGTCGTGGCGTTGGGGGCCTACATCCTCTACGCCACCGGCGCGGGTGCGAAGGCCCTCGGCTGGCTAGCCGAACGGTTCGAGACCCTGCGCGACGACGCCGTCGCGTCCTACCAGGGCATCGCCGAAGCCCTGGCCGCCGGGGACATCACCCTGGCGGCGAAGATTCTGTGGCTGACCTTGAAGATGGAGTGGACGCGGGGCATCAACTTCCTGGAGAAGGCCTGGCTCAACTTCCGCAACTTCTTCATCAAGATCGGCTACGACGCGTGGCACGGCCTGCTGGCGACCGTCGAGATCGTCTGGCACGCCCTGGAGGTCGGGTGGATCGAGACCACGGCGTTCCTGTCCAAGACCTGGACGCAGTTCACCGGATGGGTCACCAAGGCCTGGCACTGGTGCGGCAAGCAGCTTTCCAAGGCCTGGAACTGGATCAAGAAGCAGTTCGACTCCAGCTTCGACGCCGAGGCGGCCAACCGCGCGACGGACGAGTACTACGAGGCGCGGAAGGCCGACATCGAGCGGGAGACCGGCCAGAAGCTCGCCGAACGCGAACAGCGCCGCCAGCAGGAACGCGAGCGGGCCACGCGCGTCCACGAGGCGACCATGGCCGAGATTGGCCGCCAGAACCTTCAGAAGCACCAGGAACTCGACACCGAGTACCAGCAGCGCATGGCCGAGAACGAGGCCGACCTGGCGAAGGCCCGCAAGGAATGGCAGGACGCGCTGGCCGAAGCCCGCCGAAAGCGCGAGGCCAAGGAGGCCGAAGGGCCAGGCAAGATGGAAGGCCCTGAAGACCTGCTGGCCAAGGTCCACGGGAGCCTTTCGGGCCTGGGCGACCTGCTTCAGACGGCGAGAGACCGGACCATCGGCGTGGCGGGCACGTTCAACGCGGCGGCGCTGCTGGGCCTCCAGGCCGGCGGCGCGGAAGACCGCATCGCCACGGCTACAGAGCGGACCGCCAAGGGCGTCGAGGGCTTGCGGCAGGACGTGCGGAACAACCGCGCGGAGTTCGCGTGAGGTGAACCATGCCGCTGACGCTGACCGAAAAACTCGACAGTCGGAAGTGGACCACGGGCGACAACGCCTCGGTGGAGATGGTCTACATCCTCACCGGCACGAGCAATGACATCACCGCCAGAGACCTCATCGCCAGTTCCACGCCTAGCTCCTACAACGGCCTGGTCCGCCAGTCCATCCAGATAGAACCCGAATGGGTGGACACGACCCGCGGCGACGGCCAGTGGATCGCCACCGTCCGCTACGGCATCCGCCCGCCGACGGAGGTCGGCGAATCGTCCTTCTCCTTCGACACCTCCGGCGGCACCCAGCACATCACCCAGTCGCTGGCGACCATCCATCGCTACGGCGCGCCGGGGACGACGGCCCCCGACTTCGGCGGGGCCATCGGCGTCACCCACGACAACGTCGAGGGCGTGGACATCACCGTCCCGGTCTATTCCTTCTCCGAGACGCACTATCTCCCGTCGGCGGTCGTGACATCCGCCTACAAGGGCACGCTCTTCAGCCTCACCGGCAAGGTCAACAACGCCTCCTTCAAGGGCCTGGCCGCGGGCGAGTGCCTGTTCCTGGGAGCGTCCGGCTCCAAGCGTGGGGCGGACGACTGGGAGATCACCTATCGCTTTGCCGGTTCGCCCAACCGCACCGGCCTGGTCGTCGGTCCCATCACGGGCATCTCGAAGAAGGGCTGGGAGTACATGTGGGTCCGCTACGCCGACTCGGAGGACGCCGCCGCCAAGGCCATCGTCAAGAAGCCCGTCGCCGTCTACATCGAGCGCGTCTACGAGGAGGGCAACTTCGCGGCGCTGGGGATAGGAACCTGACCCATGGGCGACGCGATGAAGAAGGTCAAGCCCGGCGACCCGCTGGTCATCCCCGCGGCCACGTTCAACACGTTCATCGATTCGGCGCGGGACTTCCTGGCGCGGCAGCATCAGCAGGCCCAGGCCGGCACGCCCTCCGGCAGGCATAACTGCATCGTCCTCGTGCGCAACGACTCGGGCTCCGACCGCGAGCGGTTTGACGTGCTGGGCATCAGCGGCCCCGTCTTCGACCCCGCCTCCGACGCCGAGGCCTTCAAGAACCACCCGGCCATGACCGGCGTCACGCCCGCCGAGGACGACCACCAGGGCAAGTTCGTCGTCCTCTTGGAGCCGGTCCTTGCCGGGAAACTCGCCCGCGCCGTGGCCACCGGCGTCGTGCCCGCGCGTGTGAACGTGCCGGACGAGGACTACCCGTACCGCCTGGCTGAGATCACTGACGGCTCGGCGGCGAACCTCACCGCCGCCAAGCGCGGCTCGGCCGCCATCCTCTGGCGCGAGGGCGGCACGGGCGTGCAGTGGACGCTGGTGCGTCTGGGCAACCTGCCGCAACCGGGCGTCTTCCCCGTGGACCTGGCGCAGTACGGCGGCAGCCAGGGAGACGACCAGAATCCGGCCACGTGGACCTACGACGTGACCGACCCGTTCACGGGGGAGACTCTCGCCAGCGGCGTGGACCCCACCGCCCCGCCGCACAAGTGGCAGCGCCCGTCGGTCGGCTACATCATTCCAGCCACGTTCGGCTACGCACACTGGGACGCCGACGGCCAGCTCGTGCTCGGCTGGATCAACGAGACGGCCGACCAGGAGGCCTGCGAGACCTCCGAGTCGGGAACGTAGGAGGCTTCAATGAGCACGAGCGGCAAGGCGGTGGCCAACTCCAGCGGAAAGCGCGGCGTGCTCTCGTCCGGCAAGACGGCCGACTTCGACGCCGAGGGCAAGTGCGCCGCCTGCTGCATCGAGTTCACCCAGCGCTGGTCGTTCACCGACTCCGGCTTCATCGACGGCGGCCAGAACGGCGCGTACCGCGCCTACGACGACCCCGGCGACGTGCCTGCCAGCCCGTGGACCATCCTGAACAACAGCCTCGGCCTGCGGCTGGACTGGGAAGACGACCAGAACTGCATGGGCCACAACCCGTACACGCAGCACGCCACGGCCACCTGCGAAATCACCGTGCCGCAGGCGATGATCATGACCGTCTCGTGGTCCGGCATGGGCGAGACGCAGGACCCCAACTGCGAGCTGATGAGCCTGTACGTGGACGACGGTCTGGTCGGCTCGGCCCACGCGCCGGGTGGCAATCTGGGCTGCGCGGGCGGCATGGCCCCGGTCGTCTCCAACCCACCGCCGCCCCAGCAGGTGCTGCTCGAGCCGGGGCCGCACGTGCTCTTCATCGACGCCACGACCAACGACCCGCTCTACCACTTCGGCGCGTGGTATCGGTTCGACCTGTCCTTCGCCCCCGCGCCGTAAGCGGTCGCTTGGCGGGCAAACATGCCTGTCTGCCGCGACCCACGCGGCGCAGGCGAGGAGGTGCCGACAATGGCTGAGACGCTCGTTCCGAAGCAGAAGTGCGGCGACTGCCCGCCGGTGGTCGTTCCGCGCCGCTCGTACACACCCACCCGGCCAAGTTGCGTTGCCTGCGTCGAGAAGCACCTCGGCGCGGCCTATGTCCTCTTGACCGAGGCCCGCGAAGGCTACGCCTACCGCCTCCGCGCCATAGGCCACCTCTTCGAGGCCGAGGACGAGTCCCAGGAATGGCCCGACCTCCACGCCGCCATCCGCCAGGCCCGCAAGGCCTACCAGGCCGACGGCACGATGCCCGACTGGGCAGCCCTCGAAGCGCTGGTCGGGCAAGTGCGCACCGCCCAGTAG